GCCTTCTGTATAAAATCTTTCGCCATAACTATCTATTTATCTTTCCAGATTTTTTAGCTTTAGAACCAAACTTACCGTAAGACTCATCTCTAGAAGCTTTTAATTGCTTCTTAGTTCTTTTCTTTTTGATTCTCATAGCGATAGACTCATCTTTTCTATCTTTGTAGCCTTGTTTCTTTTTACCAACACGGCCACCTTTTTTCATCATAGGTCCACCCTTCATACCCATATCATCTGGATAATAACCTGACTTCATGTCTCTTCTTCTTGTAGACATTCCGCCACCCATTTTTTTTACTCTGCCACCCTTTTTCATTGGGTTAGCAACTTGTTTGTTAAATCTTCTATTTGGCATTATTTTTTTCCTCCGTTCTTAAAGATTTGTGTTCCCTTTATTCCAAAAATACTTCCGACGACGAGGATCCAAAGGGTACTGAACCAGGTCGGCAGCGCCGCGAAATGTTCAAAGAAAGTTTTTACTTTCTCTAAAGCGCCCGGATCGTCCGAGAAGACCCCCCAAGCGAGCACAATTATGGGCGCCGACAAAATCACGAGAACGAATTCGTCCTTGTAATCGTTTTGACGTGCCTCTAACAACTTACCCTGGTAAGCTTCCTCACCTCGAGCTTGTCGTTCTGCGTGCAACAGTTGAGCATCAGACATCGCGACCTTTGCCTTCTGCTTATTAGCATAAATTTTACTACCAGCAGAGACAGCTAGTTTAATTGCTGACAACCACATACTAGTACCAAGTTGCTTTAACAGGTTTTTTATCAGGCCTCATACGCTTTGTTCCTCTAACATCTACTACTTGTGATGTCATTGGGTCTGTCATCTCAACAGGAATCCCACCTTGCTGCTCTCCTTTAGAATTTGCACCAAGTTCAGGAACAACTTTTACGTTGTCTCGACCATTTTTTGTTTTTTTAACCATAGTTTTCTCCTTAAGTTGATTTATATCTATTTTTTCGGAAAGTTTCTACCGAAATCATGAATTTTACTTGCATCGGCCATTTGTTGTTTAGCTAATGAGACTCCAGCACGTAAACCAGCTAACTCTTCATTTTGTTTTAGCTTATCTTCTTGATTTTCTTGGTTCATCATGGCTTTCATTGTATCTAAATCAAGTCTGGCTTCTTGATTTTCTGATTTATCTTGATCAGCCTTAGCTTTTAAGTCTAATTCACGTGATTTTAGTTTTAATAACGGATCACCACCTACTTCAGAGCTAATTTTGTCTTCTTCTTTAGCGTAATCGATCATCATTTCAGCAATTAATTTAGCTTTTCGTGATTCTATCTGTGAAGTTATCTGTTGAACACGTTGTGCCATCTGCATTGCTTGAGGATTTTGCATCATTGGTCCAATTTGTTGTTGTATCATTTGCATTTCTTGCATTTCTTCTACAAATTCTAACTGAATTTGCTCTTGTGCCATGAATGAAATGTGTTCAAGGATGTTTTTTTGCAATGCCATCATAGCCCCAGGGTTATTTTGCACCATAGATATAGACATAAAACTTAAATGCGCATCAATATGTGCTTTGTGATCTTGTCCTGGAAACGCTTGAAACGGTTTTCCGTTAATTGCCATAATATTTTCTAACGCCGGATCCATTGGTTGTGGTGGAGCAGGCGGTGGTAAAATAGAATTTACATTTTTTACCCCCAGCGCATCATACATTGATCTATATGCTTGATATAAATTATGTATACGAGGATTTGATTGCGCCAGTTGTAATTGACTTTGTGCCAAACTAATTCTTTGCGTTTGTGAAAAGATGTTTGGATCTGCAACAGGTAGAATATCTACTCGTTCATCAAAGTCTTGTACTTTAATTTCTCTTGTTGCACCTGGTACATCATAAGGATACACCGGTGGTAGGTATGTTTTAAATACTTCTGCTAATAATTTAAATTCTTGTTTAAGTCCAACGTACAATCTTTTGTGAATCGCTGACATTACACGTGAACCACGTTCTAATAATGCAACTGTAGTACCCACTGCAGCTTGTTGATTCATATCACCAACTTGCATATCTGCAATCGCTGCAAATCTTTGTCCTGCTTGTACAACAATACCCATTAATTGTAATAGTGTTGCATCAGGTCCTTTAAAAGGTAAAGTCATAAACTGATCTTTGATGTTACCACCAGGTGCATCTACATCTCTAAACTCACCAGGCTGTAGTGGTTGTGCATCATCTCTAACTCTTATACCTCTAGATTTAAAACCAGCTGGTAGGTTTGCTAAAGTACCGGCATCAAGTAATTGTCTTAATGCTGCAGTAGCTGTTCTAGTTAGCCCACCAATCATATGGATTAGACCAAAACCATAAAATCCTGTTCCAGGTAAAAATTTAAATTGCACAAAGTAATTTATTTTTTTCTTCAGTGGATCATTTGGATTGTAGTTTCTTCTAATAGATAAAACTTTATTTCCTGCTTGTGATACAGTCACGACGTAAGGTAATTTAATTCCAGTAGGTTCACCATCTCCACCCATGTCCTCGTAACCTTCTAAATCTAAATTAGTGTGCACTTCATACAAAGTATATTGATCTTCTTGGCCATCTTTAGAAATTCCTTCTAGCTCTAATTTTTTATCCTCTAATTGATTTTGAGTAACAGGTGGTGTGCCCAATTCTATATCTCTGTAAAAACCATTAATCTGTTGTTTCTTTAATTCGTTTTCAGAAATTTTTACAACGTGTATCACTGACTCTGCGTCTTCTAAACTATTTGCAGAGTATGGAACAATTAAATCATCCGCAGGTACAAATTTAGATACGGCTCTACCCAAGAGAGAATCATAATAAACTTTTTTAAAGGTAGAGCCGCTGAGAGGGAGATAGAAAAGCATTTGATCAAACTCTGGTTCATACTCTTTCATCTGATCCATAATTTGATAATTCATAAAATCTTTTACACGCTTTGCTTGTTCCTCTTTTGGAACAGTAGCGTCACCCATAATTTGTGTTCTGACTGGTCCGTCAGCTGGTAATAATTCTTTGTAAGCTTGTGCTTGAAACTGAGTTACCGCTTCAGCAAGTACAGGGTGATTAACACCTGATGCACCTCTGAATGGTTCTGTTCGTCTTTCATATTTAAAACCTAAAAGTTCTAAACCATTTCTATATGTGTCTTCCCAATCACCACGAGATTCTTTGTACTCGTTGTATTGGTCTACCATTTTGGCACCCAAAGGTTCTAAGACATCCTCACCTAAAAAATCTGCTAAGTTTTCAAAATGATCTTGACCACCTTCTTCAGTTACAGCTCTTGGGTCAAATGCAATCTCTGCACCGCCCTCTTCGTCCATTGTAACTTCAATGTTGCCCTGTTGATCTTTCTTTTCAATAATCTCATCTCGTTCTTGAATTAATTCTTCTTGCTTTGGAACTTTAACAACTGTTTCGCTAATATTTGTATTTGGAAGTGGTTTGTCTATTGTAGCCATCTATTCGGTTCCCTTTTGGTTTAATAAATTGAAGATGAATCCCTCTCCATCTTTGTATTTTTGATACTGGTCATATGCAGTCATAGCTGTACTTATCGCAAGTCCCGGTAAACCTGCAAACCTGCTTATACCCCTAATTGTAGCAGGATTCAATCCTAATCTCAAGATCGCATTTAGCTTGCCTGGTTCTGCAATCCCACTTACTTTTGCCAATGGCTCCATAGTTGCAAGACCTAACCAGTTTAATGGGTTGCTTGCAATCTCTGCTGTGCCTTTACCATCTGCAACTTGTTTACCAATAAAGTATGAATCTATTGCAGCAACAGGCAATGGTGCTCCAACACGAGCCAATGATTTAGCTACATTAGAAATTACACTTTTGTTAGTTGCAGCTTCTACAGCTTCTGTGCCCGCTGTTACTTTTTCTGGATTAGCTTTAGCCCACGCTTTTATTTGATCTTGATTAACAATCGTAGTTGGATCTGCAGGATCTACAAATCCTCCTTTTACAGAGTCATAAGATAATACTCCTTCTGCTCTTTCCATATAACCAGATTTAGTAGTAAAGTCTTTAAATATATTTCTTTGACTTTTTAACTTACCCGCTTTTTCAAACTCATCTAATTTATATCGTGGAACAATTGATAATTTATCTTGTGTTCCCACAGGATATCTATCTTTACCACTTAAACTTTTTGTTTTGTTAACTCTGTCTACGTATCGTTTAAAATCCATAAACTCTTTTGGAGTTACATCTACAAACTTTGTTTTACCTAATTTATTTGTGTAAGATGCAGCAGCCACTGGATCTGAAGTAAACCACTGACCTGATAAAAGTTTTTTCTTTGCCTCTGCTTCTGACACACCAAAAGTTTTAGCCATTTCTTTAATAGATGGTCCTGTTCTTAAATTAAATCCTTCGCCTCTATATAGACGAATAAGTTTTTGTGAGTCTTCTTTTAAATCTTTAAGTGGTCCTTTGGTTGCGGTAATTGTTTGAGTTAATTTAGTAGCAGCTTTTTCAGGATCTGACATAATTATTGCTTCACATTTATCTATTGGTCCACCTAATGCTCTTGTTACAACCGCTCGACAGCCACCAGGAACTGATTTTACTTTTGCAATAAAATTTGCTAAAAAATTTTCTGATACAAATTTTTCTCCAACATCTTTAAATTTTTCTATTGGGTCTGCTAATTGTTTGTAACCTAAAGCTTTAGTTGCAAATGTTCCTTCAGGCACGTCAGGTCTAATTGTTATTTTTAAATCTTCTGCTATTTTTAAAATGTTTTGAACTTTAGGATTAGAAGGATCTGGATTTTTTTCGATAAACTTTTCAGCCATCTCTTTAAAACCACCCGCTCTATTATAAGGACCTGCAATTAAATTTCTATTATATGGTAAATCTTTACCTCTTCCTTTTTTAAAAATATCTCTTTGATGTTCAATTTCAAACAATCCTCTTTTTTTTAAAAAATTTTTTGTAAGACCTGGAGATTTTTTTATTATATCTCCATCTTCAGATACTGAAATAGAAAGTCTTTCTATTAAATCTTTATCATTTAAAACTAATAAAGGATTATCTTTAATTGGTTTATTTAATGTTCTTGCGTAAGCTCGTTGATCTAGATTTATTTTTTTTTCTCTTGGAGCTAAAGCAACGTCTTGTTTTTTAAGTCTTCGTCTACTTCTTCTTTCTGCTTTAGCTACTAAATCCATTTCTCTTTTTATAGGATCAGCTTCTCTTTTTAATCTTTTTCTTTTATTAACATTTTTTTTAAACTTTTCTTCAAAACCAGGAATAGTTTTTTTAGCTTCTGCTCTAGCCCTAATTTGTTGAGCCGGAAGACCTGTGCCTCTACCTGGTTTTATGTATTTAGGAACATAATCAGGATCATTTGCCATATTTTTATAATCCTCTAAATACTCTTCAAAAGAAAAAGCAGCTAAAGATTCGCTAACTTTTCCTCTTCTAATATTTGTTCTTAGACTGTTAGGTAAATCTTTAAAACTTTTTCCATAAAGTTTTTGTGCTATGGATTCTTCTTCTGCAGTAACAGGAAGTCTTTTACCTCCCACTAATTTATCAGTTTTAAATGTTCCGTATTGATTTGTTACAGTGGCCACTATCGCCTCCTAGTGAACATCGTAGCGAGGCCGCCGTCTGAATAATCCGTTCTTCCTTTACCAGTTTTATTACTTACTGGACCGCCGGTTGTTGCATTAATACCAAATCCCATTCCAGAATCAAAAGACTGTTTACCATCACTACCTTTTCCATAATCAACTGGTCCGTGTATATTAGGATTGTAATCCATTTCTCCTTGTTTCTTAATCGCTGCTAAAGCTGCGGCTCTGTCTTTTGCTGCAGCGGCTTTTGCTAATTCATCTTGAATTTTTTGAGCTTGAATTGCGTCTTGTGTTCTTTTATTTATATCCTCTACTGCTGTTCTTTGTTTATAAGCTTGTATTTGTTTTGTATAGAAATTATTTATTTTTGACATTTCAGAAAGAGTTGCATCATCTAAATTATTAATATCAAAGCCTTCTATTCTTTCACTAAAAAATTTGTCAAGCTCTCCTAATCTTTCATTCATTCTATCTACATAATTTCTTGTAGTATTTCCTGTTAATCCTAGGAAGCCATCTTTTTTATCAAAAGTTGCTAAACCAAATTCATCTCTTGCACCTGTATTTCCAAACCCTACATTGTCTACGGTGTATTTACTTTGTAGACCTCTGTCTCCTTGTTTCATATTTGAAAGAAGTGGTCCTAATATTGGAACTCCTGCTACAGCTCCAATTGCCATATTAGCCAACTCTCCTACTTTACCAGGTACTCTTGCACTTGCAAAATTAGATTGTCTTCCAAAAAACTGACCGTAGTTATCATACATCGCTCTTATTTGATCTCTTGTTAAGCCAGCTGGTAATCCTTCAATCTCTTTTGTCATAAAACCTAATTCAGCTGGTCCTCTTGGTTGAATACCAGTGGGTGTTTTAAATTGAGATGTTACTTTAGCTGGCATTGATGTAAACGCATCAATTGTTTTTTCAAAAAAGTTTTTTTGTTTAGGAACAGAAAATTCATCTGATAATTTTAAATTTCCTATCTCTGACATTTTTACACCTTTTAATTCTTCTGGAGTAAATTCTCCTAATTTTTTGGTAATTTTTTCACTTACAGTTGGTTGTTCATAAAAACTCATTCCAATCGCTGCGGGATTTATTTCTAATTTTTCTCCTGGTCCATAATTTGCAGGGTTAAAACTATAGTCTTGTCTATCTACAAAAGTTGTATCTTGATCATTACCCCCTTGATAACCTAATGGTTGACCCGGAGTTATGCCTGGTGTGTCTGTTGAACCTCCTGGTGTATTAGATAAACCCAATGCCGCTAAACGATCCGCGATCGCCTGATCAGTAGCGCCATAGTCTTTCATTGAATTATAGATTGCTAATGCTTGGCCCTCTAATGCCGGACCGCCCATAAACAATCCGACTCGGCCACCGTCTTTTAATTCACTCCCGATAATATTTTTAGGAGGATCAACAAGTAAACTTTGTGGATCACCAAATTTTTGAGGAACATCATTTTCCATAATTCCAGTTGGTCTAATAGTTCTTTGTGTAAAACTTGTAGGTGTCTCTACCACTAAAGATTTCATCATTTTACCAGTAGGGTTATCTGTTATTGTAGAAGTTCTATCCATAAATTGTTTTAGGTTTCCATCAGTCTCTGTCGTTTTCATATTAGTAACAGAATCAACAGTTGCATCTTGCATAAAAGTATCTCTGCCTGTAGCTTTTTGGAATGCTTCATACAATGCATCTCCTTCTTCACTGGCACCAGTTTCATAACCACCTTTAGTTTTTACAAAATTTAAAAATTTATTCGCAGTTGCTACATCTGCAAAGGTCATTGGTTTGCCTGTGTATTCATCGAATGTTAAAAGTTCTGTGCTTTTATCTTTTGTTGGTGGATTAATTATACTTGGTGGTCCATCTCCTCCTCCACCACCTTGAGCAGGACCATCTCCAAAATCAGATTTAGTTCCAACATCCCCTTGTCCAATAGTTTTAGCTTGTTCACTTTTACTTCTATACGCAGCATCACCTCTATAACCTAAAAGTATGTCCGACTCAGATACAAGTTGTGAGGGAGCTGCTGGCACTTTTGGGCTAAACAAAACTTCTATACCTACCGATCCGCCGTCCGCTTTCGACTCAAACTCTCTACGTCTTTGTTCTATGTAACTTGTAAGATCAAAATCTTCTGGGATAAGACCTATTTTTTTATCTAATTCAAAGTCGTCCAGTATTTGTGCGTATTCATCTGATGTCATCAGTAATATTCCTTATCAATTCGCGGTAATGGATCTTCTTTGTAATCGTCAGGCAAGTTTACAAATCCTCCCTGTCTAAAACGCATTAACGCTTGTGTTGTACTGTCCACCAAATCATCATGATCTCCATAAGGAAATGATGCACATTCTTCTATAACCTCATCTGCGAATTCTTCGTCAGGCGCCCAAATCATCCCCGACTCAAACATCGGAGCGACAGCGTTTACCCTAGAGTATTTATCCTGTCCTTTACTAGGAGTAAAGTTATC